TTTGCAAGAAAATATGCTGAACCGCCTGCAGCAATTAAACCTGCCATCTTTGCAAGGTTACCCATTTTAAATTGAGAAGTAATTGCATCAATAAGAGCGGCGTCTCTCTTTTCTCCATCAGCTCTACTTTTTTTCTTTTCAACAACTTCATCTTCGCGTTTTAAATCTTCAAAATCGCGTTGCTGTTGTTGATATTCTCTATTCTCTTCAGCAATACCTGCCGCAACTTTCATTGCTCGGTTTTGTTCAGCAATATTACTTGATATAGTATTAAAGACTCCTCTAAACCTATCAAGATTAACATTGACAGATTTAATAGAATTGGTACCTGAGTTTCGTACCAAATCGCCTTCGGCTCTCATTCGTGCAATGATTGCTTCTGTATCTGCTGACAGTTCTGCCATTACTTTTTACCTTATCTATTTTCGTTTTGTTTTTCAATAAACTCTAGTAGCATTGCAAAATATAATTCTCTTTCATACGGTACCAAACTTTCAATATCAGATATTGAATATTTGTGATGCTGGGCCAAAGCGAACACCGTTTGGTAGTATTCACCTAAGCTGTTATGACTCAACATCAGATAAAAAAACTACGCATTCCTTCTATTACAAACGTCTTATCGGTACCTTCACCATTCGTATATTTTATTTCATGACGAACCTTCGGCATTGTTTCAAAAAACTTTTGAATTCCTGCCACTACACCACCTTCAATGTTTTCCATAAATTCATCAACTTCGGATTGAGAATAGTTTTTAAAACTATAAGACTCATCAGCTGATGCCACTTTATCCAAACAAGAAACCATAATCATATAATTAACTAAAGGATCCTCAGGATTCATTTCAGCAATTTTAATAAATTCATCAATTGTTGGATATTTCAAAAACAAAGTATATTGGTCATTAATCTTAATTTGATTTGTGTGCTCAGGATCTTTTGTAACCTTAGTTTCTTCAAGATCAATAATGAGTTCAACTTCTTCTTCAGTATCAGGATCCGTGACCTTAAAGTTGATTGTATTATCAACTGACCTGGACCTGAGAGTAAGCAACACAATCTCAAGATCAAACATAGCAAAATCGGTAACACTATTCTCAATTAAACAGTTATTAACGACTTGTTTGGCTGCAATAATTTCCTGTGATGGATCATCGCTTTCGCTTGCAACCAAAAGTATTTTTTCTTCTTTGACCGTAAACGGTCGGTATTTAATTTTTTCGCCAGTTGACGGTAGAGTCAACTCATATATAGGCAAGTCAATTTTGGGTAACATAATATCTCCATACTGTTATCTTAATACTTTCGAGATCGTATCAAAGCTATTACGAACTCGAGTAAATCTATTAATGGCGTCCTGTACACCAGTTGGTCTAAATCCTTGTTCTATCGTTTGTCCTATACTACCTACAGCTTCAATCATATCAATTAAACCGTTTCCTCTTGAAAATCTGAACCCAGGAAATCCAAATCTCTCTCCTGTAAATTGAATACGATCATACGCAAAACTGACAGGCAATGTTCCATAAGAGTCGTTATTTTCCCAGGCAAGATCAATATCACCTATTTGTACTGGAAACGCATTATCCAATATCGTTTCGTAATAAGTATCTAATTTGCCTCGAGTAGAATAGTATTTAATAATCATACGGCAAGAGTACTCATCTTTATATCCAACTTCAAATGGTAATTGTCCATCAGTTTCAGCAAAAGGACCTGCGGCAGTACCAAAGTTACAAACGTGTTGAAACCATGAATGGAAATATGAAACAACCTGATGGTCTGAGTCAAGCATAAAAATACAATTCATGCCTGTATTATCCATTCCCGTTGCAAATGTTTTAGGTAATTGAGCAACTGCTTCGTATCCAACAGTTCTTGCGGACAAACCTGGGACCGATGCGTTTTTACAAAAGAATGTTAGTTCTCGTGGAGTTAAACCTGATTTAACAGCAGCGCGCGGAACGATTTGTACTTCAAATAAAGAAGTATGAGCAGGACCTCCATATAGGTCCATATTTGTTTTAAACTTAGACAGGTTAAAAGCCACCTTATCGTCCTCTTGCTATTTTCCGAGACTCCGCCCAGACTTTTGTTTGTGATGCACCAACAAACTTAGCTGTTGGTAAAAATAATGCAATGTCCCATTCTGTAGGATTGATATAAACCAATCTTGTTCTCAATTGTGATTTGAGATAATGCTTTACAGTCGGTTTAAAAAACCTAAACTTTGCAGCACTATTCAATCTATCATATGATAGGCGTAATCTTGTAGTTTCATCATAACGCTCATTATTTGTCAAATCATATAAAGAATCCATTAACTGCGCTCTCAACGTTGGCGGAAGGTAATGCATGTTAATACCTAAGAATCCACCTTTTGCTGTATTTATTGGAAATATAAGCGGAAACCTATCGTAATACGGTAAAGTATCTTTGTGCTTTGCGTCATAAGCAAACATATACATATGACCTAAACGAAATCTATTTGTATATCTTTCAGATCCCATTTCTCGTATAATTTTATCACCACGAGCTTGGCCGCGACTAATATTACCCGCTTGGTTACGATACCATTCACGCGCTTCAGTAGTACGAGCAGGAACCTGTCCGTCTCTTATGCCTCGCAATAAAATATCGTCAAAGACCTTTGCTACCATTCGTTAAACTCCTAAGTGATCTTCTGTATATATTAAAAATTTCCACCCACGATCTAAACAAAAATTTTGAGCGGCTTTCCATTTAGCCTCGTTTACACCGTATGTTTTAACCTCTTGAATATATCGTCTTGAGGTTCTACCTTTAACCGTTTTTGCTTTTGACCTATCAGGCGGTTTGGTTTGCGCCTTTGGTTTTATTTCAATCATTAATGTTTCTGTTTTCCCATCGGGTTTTCTTTGATGAACAATCACATCAGGAAAGTATCTGTGTATCCTGTTATCAATCGGAGACCGATATGGTACAACTACTTCTTCGGATTGCCACCATATAACGTCGGGATGTTTGTCAACGTGTCTAAAAAATTTGAACTCCCATAAAGAACGATAAAATATTTTAGTAGGGTCACCTTTGTATTTACCCGGATTTTTAGGACGAAACCTGCCGGAATACGCCATTGTTCTCCTCATGATTTAATATAAATAAGAATATAAACTATTTATAAGAAGAGGTTAAATTCTTATGCCGCCTAAAACTTATACTGCCATGCCGCAATATGCAAAGCAGCAATATCAAGGCAAAAATACAAACGGAAATTTATCTTTTCCTTCAAAGCCTTTACCGCATACTATGCTTATGGTGTTTAAAGAATATGATTTTAAACGTTTAGGTAATTTTGGTCTTTTGTCGGCAGGATTGTCTGGTGTTGCTTCTCCTCGCTCTCGCGGAGTCGGGTTGAGATCTATACACTCTATTGAATTGCCTTTTCCAACACAATTACAAGACAATACGAATTTAAGAATAAATGGTTTTGAACGCGACAAATCAACTGAGTTCATTGCAAATAAAATTAGAGACTTTATTGGAAGTGGCGCACTTGATGGTATGACAGTTGCAGATCTTCCAAAAGTTTTAACTCAATTAGGCGCAGGAGCAGGCGCGGCAACTGGTGATGCAGGTGCTGGTGACTTACTTAGCCAATTTGGTTCGTCTATTGCAGGAACCGGTTTAAGTGAAGCAGGTAAGTCTGCACAATATCTTTTGAGATCAAAACTTCCTGGAGATATTGGAAGATCTATTGATACGGTTACAGGTAATACAGTTAACCCACGTGAGACGCTTGCGTTTGAAGGTGTTGACCTACGTACTCACGATTTGAGTTGGGAATTGTTCCCAAGCAACCAAACTGACTCATCACTTATTAGAAGAATTATTAGAAGAATTAAACAAAAAGCTTTACCTGTGGGCGCAGACTTTGCAGGATTGCAAAAAGCATTCTTACAATATCCAGCGACCGTTGATATTTTTCTTCTAGGAGTAAATCAAGAACACTTTATGAAATATAAAACTTCAATGATTACTGGGTTTAATGTTGACTATGGTGCAGGAGGCCTTGTAGCGATCGCCAAAGGTGGTAAACCCGCGGCAGTTCAATTATCATTACAATTAACAGAACTTGAAATTCAAACAGCAAATGATTATGGTGTAACTGCGTCCGAGATTACAAACCCAATGGGTGACGGCGCTGGTGATGATTTAAGAGAACAGATTAGACGACAAGAAGCGGGACCATAACAAATGGCAAAATATTTTGAAAATTTTCCGACTATTGAATACGAAGGTAAAAGGGTTCGAGATATTACTCGAAGAAATCAATTTGTTCGTAACGTAACTCTCAATCCACTACTTTATTTACCATACACGGTAGGTGAAGGAGAGCGAGCAGAAGATGTTGCAAACTTTTATTATGGCTCAACAGATTATACCTGGCTTGTTTATATGGCAAATAATATTATGGATCCATATCACCAATGGCCTTTATCAGAAGCGGAGTTTTATGATTACTTAATTGATAAGTATCAAGAAGAGTCAGGTCGTATTGGTGGTGCTGTTGTTGATTGGACTCGAGACGAAGATAACGATGATAATATTATCTATTGGTATAGGGAGATTGGTGAGTAATGGCAGTTGATATTATCAAACTAACACAAGAGTCATTTCAGACAATCTATCTGCGTAAAGAAGATCGTGTTATTTTAAGAACGGAAAAAGGTCGTAAGATTGTCATTAAACGTATTATTCCAGAAGAATGGAAGGCATGGCGTATTTACGATAATGAAGTTGCGCTTAATAACAATAAGCGTGAAATCTTTTTGATGGATAAACGATATCTTCCGCAATTAACGAAAGAGTTTGTTGAAACTATAAGAAGGTAATATGTCAGAGTATAACCCATCAGGTTACCAAATTGATTTAGCTGACGTTATTACTGAGGACGGCAGAAGAGAAAGTATTGCGAATCTTATAACAGGTTGTGAAATTGGACAATCAATTGACTCAATGAGTTATATGGGAGCACTAAGAATCCACGATACAATCGGGCTACTTGATGGATTACCGTTTCGTGGAGAAGAACATTTAGACTTAACTATCGTTCCATTAGACACAAACGAGCCAATTAAATTAGAAGCACAGGTTTATAAAATATCTGATGTAGGTACAACCGAAGGACTAAATGGTGTTATCTATTTAATCCATTTTGTTTCAAGAGTTACTTATGAGGCAAGCAAACGCCTTATTACTGCATCTTATAAAGATAACATTAGTACAATAGCACGCGAAGTATTTGATAAGTACTTTAACAAATTATCCACCGAAGAATTTACAGACTTAGAAGGTAGAAGCTTAGAATATTTTTCATCAAGATCAAGATTACTTAATTCAAAACCTGAGAGATATTTTTATAAACAACCTTGTATTGGTACAACTAAAATTATTATTCCAAGATATACTCCTGCGAATGCAATTAGATTTTTATCAACTCACGGATATGGTTTAGCTCCGTCTCAAACGTATCGTTTCTTTGAAACTTTATATGATTATTATTTTGTCACAGATGAATGGCTTATTAAAGAAGGTGTTGCGAAATCAAAGAATAACAAAATTAAATCTTTTTATTATTCACCGTATTCAACAATAGATCCTGAGGATCCTGAAGCTCAATTTCAAAGAATTGAAAATATATCAATCGCAAGTAGAAGTTCAGATACTCAAGAAGATTTATTATCAGGTTCGTACGTAAATAATGTTTCTACAATTGATTTTATTAATCGTAATTATAAAGAAAAAACTTTTAGGTTTTCTGATACTGCATTTATCAATATGGAAGGACAGATTGCTTCATCTCGTCCTGACGAACATACCGACTCATTTATAAGTAAAACTTTTACAGAAGAAAACGCTCGAAGATTTATGGTTATTAAAGATTTTGGTGGATTTGACGCGGATCCACAAAGTTTAAGATCTGACGATAAAATAAAAGATCTTGTTTCTAATCGAGTATTTTATGATACTCATTTAAAAGGTACAAGTATTGGCGCATCATTAAAAGGACGCATGGATATAACACCCGGAGAAATTATTAACTTAAATGTTAAGGCATTTGATTCAGTTTCAGACGCTGAAGATAGCAAAACAATATCAGGTAAGTACCTTGTTCAATCTTGTCGTTTTGCTTTAGAAAATGATGTTATCCATACGAATATGAGACTCGTAAGAATGGGATGGTCAGAATGAAAGAATTTGCTGCAGGTTTACAACATCCTTTATTTTTTATTGGAGTTGTTGAGAATAAATTTGATCCTCATTTACAGGGGCGCGTACAAGTGCGCGCATTTGGGCTACATGGTTTAAATAAAGATATCCCAACAGAAGATTTGCCTTGGGCTATTTGTGTTCAAGGTGGTTATGATCCAAATGCAATTCCTGATGAAAACGATTTTGTGTTTGGCGTATTCCTTGATGGTCGAGATGCACAACAGCCAATGGTATTAGGTCTTATACCAACTCCTTATATGGATCCAATTGATCCCGAAGCAAATGGGTGGGGAGTACGTTCACAAGAATCTGTAAGTACCTCAAAATCAACTGCACCTGAAAATTATGGGCAGCCGCAACAATCAAGATTGGCCCGCGGAGAAAATATTGAAGAAACATATGTTATGGGTCAAGAAACGGGCCGTGTTAAAGAAATTAAAATTGCTGGTGATGAAACAGGAACGTGGGAAGAACCGGGTACAGCATATAACGCGGTATATCCATACAATCGAGTAATTGAAACTGGTAAGCATAGTATTGAACTTGATGATACTCCTGGCGCTGAAAGAATTATGATCCGCCATCAGTCAGGATCTTTTGTCCAAATTGACAACCAAGGAAATCATTTACATAAAACAACAGGTGATAAGTACGAAATTAACGATGAGCACCAGCACGTTTATATCGGTGGTAGACAACGTGTTACAATTATGGGTGACAGCTATGTATATGTTGATGGAAATAAAATAGAAGAAATCAACGGAGACTTGCAGACAATTGTTCACGGCAATCATTATCTTGGTGTTGGTGGTCAATCAAATTATAATGCTTCGGAACAAATACAAATGAGAGCCGGTGATATTAAAGTTGAAGCAAACGTTGGTACTTTATCAATTAAAGCGGCAAAGGAAATGCAAACAGAAGCAGGAATTGGTATGTATCGTTATGCTCCATTTATTTGGGATCAAGCAACTTCTAATATGAATGTAAGAGCAAATAATTTAAATATGTCTTCTGTTACAGATTTGAATATACGAGCAAACGGCGGAGATTTAAATCTTTATGGCTCATCTGATGTAAGCATGTTGTCAGGTACAAATCTTCAGGTCGAGTCAAATGGAGATATATCTGTAACTTCAG